GTTACCGGTCGATCCTGATCAGTCTGAAACGGAGGTCGAAGCGGCGAGGCATTTTCGCAGCCTACCGCCCATACTCCAGCGGTGTCTGACCGACGCCGCGGCCCCGCCCCCTTATCCCACGCTCGATGCCCACTGGGTATTGAACGATCCTGTCAAGCGTTGATGATGTTGATGATTTAGTGTAGCACCGGGAATCTCCCTCCCCTTAGCCGTTGCTGACCTTGTCAGCCCCTCCAAGAGAGCCTCCTCAGAACGGGCTCTCTTGGAGGAGGGCTTTTTTGCCGGCTCGATTTGATTCGAACTTTTTTCAACCCTACATAGTACAGTTGAGTAAGGAGAATAGCCTTCTACTCGTACCCTGTTCTTAAGGAGAAACACCATGGCTTCTACTACTACTCTGGTTGCATCGGCTGTCGGTCTGGTTGCTGTTGTTGGTGGTGGCTTCATTGCCAAGCGCTATCGTGACCGTAAGTTGAACAAGTCGGTCAAAGAAATGGTCACCGAGTTCGGTAAGACCGAAGCGGGCCGTAAGTTCATGGAAGAGGTCATGGCCAACGCCAAAACGGCAGACGCCCAGTAACCTCTGCAACACCCTACCCTTATACGTCTTAGGAGACTGTCATGAAAGGTTTCGCCATTGCTGTTGCGGTTGTCGTAGTGTCCTCGATCATCCTGGACAAGTACCAGCACTCGGATCTGCGTCGTAAGATCCACAACCTGTAAGTGTACCGTGCAGGGACCCGCATTGGGTCCCTGTGTTTCTTTCTCTTTGTGCCAAGGAGCACTGACATGACCCCTGCACTTGCCAGCGCCGTTGGCGCAACGTCGTTTCCCTTCTACACCCAGATCACCATTGACGGTGAGAAGATCTACGCCTCGGCTGAGATCCTCAACCTGAAGAAGATCCCTGTGATCACCTTCTTGCAAGATTTCTACTACCGTACCCCGCAAGGTACGTTTATCAAATGCAAGGCAGTCACCCAGCGTCACCCGGAATTGAACGAACAGTTCCATGCCGACATGTTCGCCCACCTCGGTTAACCCAGACACCTACCAGGAGTGTCCCATGAAAATCGCCCATCGTTACACCGCTGAACAAACCGCTGACGATCTGCACGATGCGGATGGTGCCTTCTTCTTCCGGCGTCAAACCCGATACGGTATCCACTGGGAACTGGCGCGGTTCAGTTCTGGGGTGCCTGATCAAGAAGCCATCGGCCTGATTCGCCGCGAAGGTTACTACCGCTACCGCCGTGTAGACGGCAAGCACGACTACATCCCTGTCAAGGTGGTCGAGCCGGATTCGCAGATGCACATCCTGATTGAAAACGCCCTGCTGACCCATCTGGGCAACGCGGCTTAACAACCCTTTGCAACACCCCTTACCCAGACCTTAGGAGGTCACCATGAAAGTTATCGAAGTCCAAGTTAAATCCATTCACGACGCCCTGGCCAGCGCTGCTAAAGTCCACACCAAGAGCACCCGTGATGTCATCGTCCGTTGGCAGGACTGGCACAATGAAGTGGAGTTCAAGATCCATGGCGAGCGCTTCGAACTTGAAGTGGTTCGTTGTGATGGTAGTCGTGAGCGCGTCTGGATGAGCACCGAGTGGAAAGAGCTGCCTAAGGACCATCGTCGTCTGGTGTTGGCAGCTGCTCTGCACCTGCGGTTGAAAGGCTTCTTTGTCAACAAGGAGTTTGTGGTCATGGAGCGTGAGTCGGTTCGCAGTGAACCTACCCGCACCCTGGAACTGGAGACTGAAGAACCTGTGCGTCACGAGTCCCGTTGGAAGGGCGCTCAAGCCCATGGCATCAGCGGTCATCGTAAAGAAGCCAAACAAGAAAGCGACACCGGACTTGGCGCCCTGATTCTGGGCCTGGGTCTGCTGGCACTCGGTGCTGGCAAGAAACGCAGTTAACTCAACCCTAGCCCAATGGAGGGCGCATCATGTTTAGCAAATTGTTCGGCACTGACACTCGCGCCCTTCAGGCAGAACTGGCCCATGCCACCCACATGTTCGCCCACGCCATGCGCGTCTACGGCGTACTCAGCACCCAGGCCTTGGCCTACGAAGCCAAGATCGCCACCCTTGAAGCCGCACTGGCAAACTAAGACCACCCTACAATAGGACTACCCTCATGACCAATACTACATTCGCTGCTATCGCTGTGGGCGCTGCTGTTGCAGGTTCGGTTATTGGCTACAAGCTAGTTAAGGGCCTGCCGGATCGTTTCACGGTCTTCGGTCGGACCTTCGTGCGCAAGCAAAAAGACTAACGGCATAGGGAGGAGGGCAATAGCCCTCCTCCTGTCTGCTGCTTTCTTTTTTCTTTGGTCAGACCTTGAGGTTCTTCGGATGAAGACCTGCAACCAACTTCTGGGTGATCTTGGCGCAGCACTCAGCTTTGGTGATCTTCCCATCCTTGTTGATGTCCAGACCCTTGTTCTGCACGTAGGTCGTTGGTCGGGTCTTCTCGTCCCACAGAACGTAGTCGTCTGGTTTACCCACACCGGCGGGCCAGAGTATTCTGAGATAGACGTCACCCAGGTTCTTCAACTTGCCTTTGTACGGCGCGAAGAACTTCTGCACGTAGAAGAGCTGCTCTTCAGCAGTCAGCTTGATCAGCGCACCAGTGGTGGTACCGATGTCTTTGGCAGCGGCTGCACCGAACTGGATCAGACCAAAGTACGGAGCACCGGCGCCATTGCGGATGGTCGGAGAGAAGGTTTCACCTGTCTCAAACGCCATGCAGGCCATCAGGTCGTCCGGGCCGTTATTGGGCATGGCCAAGCTGTCAGCAATGTGTTTGACGATCTTGACGAACTCATCACTGACCTTTTCTGACCAGGCAGTCGCATTGCAGTAGGCCAGGAAGATCGGATCGATGCCGTGTGCAGCCACCGCTTTTTTACGCGCAGCTTCGGTCATACGACGGGCGTTCATGAACGACCCGTGACTCAGGGGACCCCAGGCACCATCGATGGCACCGGTGTAGAGCCCCATGGCTTTCATGCCACGCTGCAGGGCTTTTAACTGATTAACTGTTGCTGCCATTTTGTTCACTCTCAATCAGATCGAGCATTGCCGGATAGCAGTCTCGGAGTTTCTCGAATTTGTAGTCCTTTAACATCCCCGTGAAGACCTGGTTCTCGTCCGTGTTACGACGGTACTCAAAGCGCAGGCCCTCACTGTCAATGGTCAACGGCGTTGACGGGGTGGTTGACAGGCGGGTGATGTGAACGGCATTGGCGATGGAGAACGCACTGTTCATCAGAGGGCGCCACTCAGCCGCACTGGCCACTTGTTCCGCAGACTCCTGTGTGTACGACAACAGGGTCATAGGATCTGCCAACGCTTTGTTGTTCAGGAAGTCATTGATGATGGCGTCTTCTAAGTGCAGCATCTTGGGCGTCAAGCTGGTTTTGCCCCGGAAGTACAGCTTGTTGACATTGGGCCGGCCCTTGGGGATGTACGGATGAGGTTCACCGCCGTCCTGCGGTGCAGGGTCACCGTCTTTCCACCATTCCAATCCATAGCCAATGATGGCGTACTGCAACGCGGAGAGGAAGTTAAACACCACCGCATCTTTGATACGGGCAGTCGCCCGCAATTGAACACCGGCATTGTCCAGCAGGCGCATCACTCGGAATTGACCACGGTCAGCTCCGGTATAGAGTTCGAATTCTTCGGGCATGGTTAAAGATCCTTGGTCTGGTAGTATTCGTGCAACAGCGATAAACGCATGTCTTCAGTCACATGCGACACACTGTGTTGCACGTAGCTGGGGAAGATCCACACATCCCCTTGCTTCGGACTGATCTTGAAGTTGGGAAAGTGGTGGTTGCGCATACGTTTAGGGTAGCCACGCATGGCGTTCATCCGGGGATCGAACATGGTCAGGGCATTGGTTGAATCCCCAGGGTAGCAGATCGCTGAGACGATGCTGCCGGGGTGCAGGTGCGGATACAGACCTTCGCCGTTCTCGATCCACTTGCCGTTGGTTTCCACATAGAACGGAAACATGGCTTCACCAAAGTGCTCTTGACAGTACGCCTGAACCGCGGGAGTGATCACCTCATCACGCATGGTGAGAATGATCGGAAACAGGTCCTCGTCAATGCAGCGCTGACGGTCATCTTCCCCGTTGGTCATGCTGAACAGGGTGAAGACCTCATCGGCGTAGGCAACCATGTCGAACTGATCAGCCACATTGATCTTCGCCAACGGCGTGGCCCATAGACTTAACGTTTCCATCTCACACCTCCGTTAATGACGTGATGCCCGCTTCCGTGCATTCAAGCAGACAGTACTGAACCGACTTGGGCGCCCAGCCCTTCTCCAACCAATTGTCGATCGTCTCGAGCTTCTCGATGATGGCATCGTACGTGGTCGGGTCTTGACTGTACGGAACGAAGTACGCATCCTGACCCAAGAACAGGTCCTCATCATCGAGCACCGTATAGATATCCAGGCCGTAGAGCTCTTTGAGTTTGAACGCGTAGATGATCGCCACGGCGTAACTCTTGGCCGGGTAGATCAGCGGGAAGGTGGCTGCTTCGAAATACTTCAAGGCATTGTCCACCAGCTCTTCGTCCTCCACGAACTCCATCAGCTCAAAGGCATCGCTGTGCTCTTGCACCAATTCGTCGTATAGACGTTGAAAGGGTTTATACGGTAGGGTATTCATAGTTGGTCACCAGCGACATGCGCAGTTCATCATGGGGCGAGGCGTCCACAGCATGGACGGTGCCCCCTTTAAATATCACAAAACGACCCGCGACAGGTCTGATACGCTCATTGATTCCACAGGGATCGACCACCAACTCACCTTCAGCATCCGTTAAGTACAGCACGGTGGTGAAGTCGTTAGGCAGGTGATCATGAGGCGTCAACCCATCGGTGCCGATGTGGACGTGATTGGAACACGCGTACAGCTCAGGGCGGGCGCCGACATGGGCTTTGACCAAGGGCAATAGATGCTCGTCCGTAAACTGCTGAATCATTGGGTCTTCGATGAACCGTTTATTCGGCTCGCACAGCGCCGCTTCAAAGAGCCAATCGGGGATTGTCACGTGGTCAACGATGATGTACAGAAGGTTCATTATTCGTAAGCCTGTCCGTCTACGATCATTAGGTCCCAGCGGTTCTTCATCTCGATGAGGCAGGTATCGCTACCGGTCTCCTCCATCAAGTGTTGCACGTCACACCGGGCACAGTAATCCAAGAAACAGCAGTCCCCGCATTCTGGGTGTTCGCTGTACTTGACCAAGTTATCGACATACGCCTCTTCCCGATTCTGAATCAGGCGCTCACCTGTCCAGGGCTTGGACAGTTCGTACTTTTCCTTGTACAGCGTCAGGTTCTCCACCAGTACGATGGTCGAATACAGTTTGCCGGTGCGGTAAGTGTATTCATACCCTTCCTTCGCCCCTGGGATCAAGGGCACGAACTCGTGCGTGTTGATCTTGGTCTTGACAAAGTCGGAGAACTGTTTGATGTCCCGCTTGAACCGTTCGGCATGCAGGATATTGTCAAACCCTTGCCGAGCATTCACAAAGGGGAACTCGATCACCTTGTCGATCCCAGAGCCAAAGTCGTAATTGCGCAACAGGCTAAACGACTCGTCATTGAACTGACTGAGGTTCTCTTCCTCGATGTTGACCGTGGCGTACAGGCGGGTGAAGGAGGCTTTCTTCAGCAGACTTTGGAAATACGCCAACCGTTCTTTCACCATGCCCATGAACTTCTCATTGGCCACGTTCTTCAACGTAAAGGGCGTGCCGATGTTGACATACTTCCCCGGCATCAACTCATCACACAGGGCAGCGAGCTCTGGTAGGTGGCGGTCGTGCAGCATGGCCGCATTCAAGGTCAGTACCTTGTAGTACGAGGCGATCTCTCTGATCACTGGGTGCTGCAACACGGCAAAGCCATTGTCACTGCTGGTAATGTCAGTGGGGCCGATCTTCAGCTCCAGCATCCGCCAGTCGTTTTGTTTAAGGTCCTCAAGCAGCCCCAACAATGCCTTGGCATCTTCTTCCGGGACATCGAACTCAGCGAAGTTCTTATCGACGGTGCAGCCCGAACAACTGTAGCCACACCCTTTCAATACCTCCAAGCCTAAGTTGAAGGTTTGTGAGACACGATCAATGTGCATACTCAAGCCCTACCAAGCAGTCTTTGATGCCCATGAATTTCATGATGCTGGTGATGCCCTTCTCTGAACAACTGGAGACGTACGGACACTCCATGCAAGGCGTGTCTTTCAGGTACTCCAAGGACGCATCCAAGGCCTGTTGACGGGTCGCCAGAAGGTTATCCATAGTCCATGGCTTGGGCACGGTAAACGCGTCTTCTAAGAACGGGCAGTCGTCCTTAAGGAAAGGCACCCAGTACAACTTGCCGTCGGTGTACAGCAGGTTCATCATGGTGCCGGTGTTCAGGCACAGGTCTGGGTTCTTACGGCGCTCATCGGTGCCGTTCAGTTGCTTGTAGTACGAACTGATACGGTAGCTCATGCGCTGGATCTGCTGCGCCACCTGCAAGTCTTTGACGGGTGCCCGCCCGTACGGGATGTTCAGGATGTCGTCTTTATCGACCGGGAACTCCACATCGAACCCTTTCATCAGCATGGCCTCGAACTCGTCATCGACGGTGTCCTTGGTGCAGTTGACCACAAAGCCTGCCTCATTCAGGTAGGCGTTGTGCAGGTGGTCTTTGATGTGGTTCAGCTTCACGTTGATCATGTCACTGAACTTGTTGGTCTTGAAGAACCCTGGGGCCGCTGGAATCAAGAAACGAATAGGCTTACCCGGCACACAAGTATCGATCTCCTGGCACATGGCGGTGTACTTCGTCAGGTCCTTCTCGAGGAAGGCTGCGTTGAAGGTCACCTGATGAAACAGTTGCGCCATCGATTGGAAGATCGGGTGCTCCATGACTTCATCTTTGTTGTCGGCACTCATGTAGTCGGTCGGGCCAATGCCCAAATCAAACGCCACGTAACCGACGCCCACCATTTCTTCAATGAGGGCTTGCAGCTCAGGCAGGTCATTGACGTCCCCACCCATGGTGCGGTCAATCATGCATCCGGAGCAGTGGTGCTGGCAGCCTCGGAATAGATCAAGCGTGATCTCCAAGCGTTGTCGGTGTTGGACGAGGTGTGGGTTGTCCATAGGTCGAGTAACCCCTTAAAACCGTTACAGGAACGGGACAAGTCGGTGACCTCCCGCAAGTGCTCGGAGAGGCAATGTCCCATGTAGGTGCAGGTCCCGCAATGACCGTTGGTGGTCACGGCCTGCTTTTCTTTTGCACACCAGGCAAGGTAGCCTTCCACGCCTTCAACCGGCAGGAAGAACTCATTGTCATTGGCATCGAATTCCAACACGGCCAATTCACCGGCCGGCGTGATGTACAGATGGTCGTCACTGAAGGCATTTCGAAGCCCTTCAGCCGCTTCCTTGACTTGCCGTTCATTCTCGAAGTAGAACTGCCGATCAGGGTGCTCTATAACCGCCCATACGAAGCGTTCGAACTCATCGTAGTACACTGGGTGGGCATTGGCCTGATTCGCGCTGTACGGCTTGATTTCGACGTCCTTAGCGTTGCTCAGCAGGTTCATGGTCTGAACAAATTCATCCACACTCACGGTATCTAAGAACTTGCGACTGGCCAAGGTCAAGATGGTGAACGGCCGTGGTAACATCAGCAGGTTGTTGAACACCCGCTCATGCATCTCCCGCGCGCCAAAGTCATACGAGACCGACAGGTCGAAATCCAGATCATCGGTGATCTCATTGGTCAAGGTGAGGTTAGTCACCAGGACAATGTCGTCGATACCGTAGGTATGCAGGATGTCTTTCAATCCCCGCAGGTAGTCGGGCGGCAACAGCAGGACTTCACCACCATAGAGGTCGACGTGACCGACCTCATAGTGCTGCAGGATGTCCAACAACACTTCTTCGAACTTGTCCAGTTCCAGTCGGGTCTTGTCGCCCAACTGTTCAGGTGTCAGGTAGCAGAACTCGCAGCGCAGGTTGCAGTAGTACGTGCAGTTGATTGACAAATTTATCTTAGGCTTGTTCACCACGCACATCCTCTTCAATGCTAGCAATAGCCTGATTGAGGAACTCACGCAAGTTCAACTCAGTCTGCCCCAACCCGCGGTCATTGAGTTTCAAGCCACGGAGTTTCAGTTGACGTGCAAAGTGCTCTGTCTCACGAGTGAAGATGGCTTTAAGCTCACGATCAATGCGGGCAGACTCCACGACCAGCGGGTCGTTTGGTTCTTCAAAGGGATCGATGTAGGCCATGTCATTAATCCCGACGGGTCTTGGCGTGTTGCTTGGCAAGATTCATGAGAGCCTCACGCATGGCAAGTTCAAAGTCTGCAAACCCAACGGTCGTCATACTTTGGTTACGGGCCATCAGTTGACGGACAATGGTGTCCGCTTCACGCTCCAGCGCCTGTTTCAGGTTGACGGACAATGATTCGTAGGTGAGGGTGGCCATGTTAACCTCGGGCGATGATCTGGACCGATTCGTCCACGTAAGGGGTAGGGGTCAGGTAGTCCTGCATCCCGTTCAGTTCGATGAGCCGTGGGGCGATGCTCTTCATGGTCTTGCAGTGGTGCTCAGCCAAACCCAGACGCTTGGTGTCAGCGACAGTCTTACGGCAGCCATTGCAGATCAGGAACATCGGGCATTCGTTGCACGCCTCCTTCATCGACCACAACTCTTCCTGATTACGTAAGGGGGTGAAGAATTCCCCTGCCATCTCTTTTTCAAAGTCGATGGGGTATTTCAGGTCATCCCCAAACGCCCCACAGGAGAAGTAGCCGTTGTTAGGCTGCAGGCTGCGAATCCCACCATCACAATCGCGCGACAACGGGCAAATTGTGTCTTGCGTTTTGATCCGCTTGACCATCTGTTTGGTGTTGAACTCCCATTGCATGAGACCTGCATCGTAAATCTCGATATAGGTCTTGTACATGTCGGCTTGAGTGTACATGGTGTCCGCATTACCCATGGCAATGCCTTTCTTGACCACCACCGGCCCCGAGGCAACAGCATAATTGACCTTGGCCTCAACCCCAAGTCGTTGGGCAAGACGCACGGTGTCAAGCACGGTGTGTTCATTGTCCTTGTCGATCACCGCAATGAAGTCCGGACGATAACCGACCCGCTCAAGGAAGAGGTCACTGACAGCAATGAATTCTGCTTCGGTCAGAGGAGTGCCATCACCCTTCAACCGCTTATCGCCGTACTGGAACGAGGTGGTAACTCCCAAGCGTTCGTGACGGAACAGGTCTTGCCATTTCTCAGGCTTGACGTAGAACGGCCAAAGGTTGGAGGTAAAGGAGATGGAAGCCTTCGAATCCAAACGATCCAGCATCGCGATCATGTCCCAGTAATACTCCGGCGGCATCATCAAGGGATCGCCACCATTGACGATGATCGTCCGAGTCTCGGGAAACCGGACGATAAACC